TTCGTCTGGTGTTGGGTATATCCCACATCGGGGATTGATTTCGTCGAGTGAGAAGGTCAAACGACAGGTCTCAATGACTCCAACCGAACAATCAGGGGTCACACTCAGCGGCGAGACCTGGGTGCAGCTCAGCTACGACAAACTCCTGCCGGATAGGATAGTCGTCGCTTATGACGAGGGCTTGTCAACCGTCTATCAACTGGATAAGGACTACGCATTCGATCCGAGCGGCGGCAGAGTGCGCCGTATCGACGGTGGCAGTATCGCCAACGGATCGTCGGTCGAAATCCTGTACCACCGTTACGAAGTCTTAACCAAAGATACTGATTACACAATCGATTACGATATCGGCAAGGTGACTATGAAGTCCAGCGGTTCGCTCGAACCGGACACGACGATCCGGGTCGATTACCAGACATCCGCCGCATCCGGCGCCGATCAACTCATTTCAGAAGCCATCACCGAAGCCGAGGACAAGATACTCAGCAACCTGAAGGGTGAATATGATGCCTCTTCCACGAACCAGGGAATTAAGACCGGCGCAACCGAGCTCACCCTCGCTGTCATCTGCCGTGGGCTGGCTTCACGAGCGCTGTCCGATGGTTTGACCTCCGCTGAAAACAGGTCTCGGGGCTGGCGCGATCTGGCGCTGCAGTACGAACTGGCGGCGTGGCATACGCTGAGACCTTTCCTCAAGTCTCCGCAAATGATACAGGGACTCAAAAAGAGCAACCAGAGCTGGGAATGGACTTAGTAAGGATAAAGGATGAGGGATAAAGGATGAATAAAGCACAAGTCTGGAACTGGATCAGAGACAACATCCGCACCCTCGACGCAACCGGCGGGATTAAGCGGTTTCCGGATTATCCGTTCGTCAGGAAGCTGATCGACGCACTCTGCGACCGCCGCATCCTGATCGTATGCAAATCCAGGCAGATGATGGCTACCTGGAGTGTCTGCGCCTGGATGCTGTACCGGGCTGTTCATGAAGAACCGGGGATCTACCTGATGCTGTCGAAGGGCGAACGCGATTCGCGGGAGCTGCTGAAACGGCTGAAGATAATAGTGAACAACCTGCCGGACGAACTGAGCGAAGGCGTACAGATCAAGGTTAAGGAGATCGCTTTCAAATCGGGCAGCCGGATACTCTCGCTCCCGGCAACTGAGGAAGCTCCCCGGATGCACAGCCCATCCGGAGTCTTCTGGGATGAAATGGCTTTTACGCCGTACTCGGAAGGTATCTGGACTGCTGTCAAACCGGCTATCGACTCCGGCGGCAGCTTCGTCGGAGTATCCACGCCCAACGGCACCGACAACATGTTCTACCATTTGTACAGCGACAAGTTAAACGGCTTCGGTCGCACACAACTGCACTGGAAGGAACACCCGGAACGCGGTATGAAATGGCTACGAGAAGCCAGACGCGGGCTGTCGAAGGCTCGCTGGCGGCAGGAATACGAGCTCGACTTCAGCGCACTGGCTGACCGGGTTTACGATGAGTTCTCGACCGATGAGCATGTCCTGGAGCTGCCCTTCCGCTGGAAGAAGGACAGCGGTCGAACCTACCGCGGCATCGACTTCGGCTATCGACATCCTTACGTGATCTGGATGCACGTTTCGCCGTCCGGCGATATGGTTGTGTTCGACGAGTGGGAGGGGCGTGACGACACTGTTGAGGAGATGTCGGATGCAATAAAACGGATCGATGCCCGGCACGGTTTGATTGAGGACGACATCACCTGGAGCGGCTGCGATCCCGCCGGTGCGGCGGCAAGTGACAGCGGATTGTCGGCGGTGGAAAGGTTGCAGAAAGCCAAATTTAAGCTGAAATGGCGCAAGTCTGAGATCATGACCGGCGTCGAGCACGTCAAATCGTTGCTGTGTGATGCGAGCGGAAGAGTGAGGCTGCGCTTTTCGCCGGAAGTAAGAAAGACGCTGCATCACCTTCAACACTACCGCTGGGACGCCGATCACGACAGGCCCGACAAGGACAATTACCACGATCATGCCATGGACGCACTGAGATACCTGGTAATAAACCTGATGGGAAAGAAGCCTATGGGCTGGTCGGGAGCGAAGGTGGCGGGAGCGAAGTGGTAGTGATTCATCTTCAGTAGTCGGTAGTCGGTAGTCAGTAGTCAGTAGTCAGTAGTCCGACTAACAACTACCGACTAACGACTAAGGTACCCCCCCCTTTATCCCCCCCTGCAATAGCAGAGGGGGAGAGTATCGATTCAAAAAGGAGCAATAGATGCCATTCTGGAAAAAGAAGAGACACACAACAGACAATGCGCTGGACGGTCTGATCAAGGTCCGCGGTGCGAAGCAGCTCAGCGAAACTGCAAAATATTCAGAAAGACCTCGGCGAGGGATCAGGCGTGCGCCGAGGGTATGGGAGCCGCGCGGGCTGGGTCGAGGAATGCAGGGCGCTTACGGCAGCGACTGGTCAAAGGTTTTCGATTACAGCAGTGCGGCTCAGGGAGATTTCTACCGCTGGCTCAGGGACTCCATTCCGATCATATCCGCCGGTGTATGGGCGTGGGTCAGGCTGTGTGCCACCCGGCAGACACAGGTGATCGAGGGAACCTCCAGCGAAATCAGGCGCGCGAAGGAAATCCTTGCCGGACTGGACGCAAGGCTGCTGGAACATCCCTACGGACGGGGCTCCGGTATCAGCAAACTGACCGAAGCCTACTTCCTCGAAATCTTCACCACCGGCAGGTTTGCCGGTGAAGTTATCCTGACCCCTGACACCAAATGCATCGATCATTTCCACTATATCGATCCCTACCGGGTTTCGTGGCAGCACGAGGAGAAGAAGGGCTGGGTTCCATACGTCAGCAGCGATGAGGGCGGCGTGGCAAGGCTCGATCCGGAGCGTTTCTTCTATGGCACTCTGGGTACCGATCTTTCCAACCCGTTTGGGGTTGAACCGCTGGCTTCGATCCCGTTCGTCGCTGAGGTCGAACAGTTGATGTTGGAGGACATGGCTCGCTCCAGCCACAACGCCGGAACGCCGCGCCTGCAGATCAAAATCGGTCGACCGGAACGGTTCTCCTGGGAGGGTGATAGTGAATACACCGACCGTGCCAACAAGTACTTCCAGGATATGGTCAACGAGTTTCAGAACCTCGAACCGGACCAGAACGTCTTCACCTGGGGCGACGTTGAGGTAACCATGGTCGGCGGCGGTGGGCACAACTGGAACTGGCGGCTCAACCGCGAACAGGTGATAGAGGACGTCATCACCTCGCTTAAGCTGTTCCCCTGGGTGTTGGGGCGTACGCATCGCTCGACGCAGAACTGGGTGCAGTCTCAGTTCGACCTGCTGATGCAGATGGTCGCCGTGCATCAGAAATCCGGCTGCGACCTGATCGACTGGATCTGCAACATGGAACTGGAGATGCAGGGCGTTAAAGCCCATGTCAGGCATCGGTTCGCAGACCATCCAGATCCGTTTGAGCTTGAGCGGGTGAGAGCCGACAAGCTCAGAATCGAGAATACCGACATGAAGGTGACACGCGGCTACATCTCGAAGGATGATGGTGCACGTGAACTCGGCTATCAACAGGCTTTTCAGCAGGACGGGGATGATGAATGATTCGAGTAGGTCCGACACTCCTGTCGGGCAGGGTGCGGCACAGGAGTGTGCCACCTACTGAGACGGGGAGGGCGGACACTGCTGTCTGCCCAAAGAGAGGTTCGCTCAGACAAGAGTGTTTAAGCTCCCCACAACCTTTGAGGAGAACGGACATTCCTGTCCGTCAATCCGCCACAGGCGGATACATTAAGTACGAGTGCGCTTTCAGTCAAGCTGTTCTTTTTCAAAAATAACATTTACATACTGTCGTTCTTAACTAAGTTATGAATTTTGAACTACAACTCAAAATCCAAAATCCAAAATCCAAAATTTTAATTTACAAGGGAATATAAATGGAATTAACAGAAACTTATCCATTTAACATCACCTGCCCCAGCGAATTCTTCCGCGAGGTCGAATTCGTCAATCCGAAGCTGCAAAGCTTGTTCCTCAAGTTGCGCAGAGCGTTCGAGGAGAGCGGTGATATTTACGTTGAATTGAAACGGGAGGCAAACTGATGGACTGGATTTACCGAGAGCTAACCGGCGTCATGCTCAGCGAACAAGTCAAAGTCTCCGACGAGGATATCAGAATCATCAACTCGCTGCCGAACCCACCGCCGGTACCGGTCACGGCGCGCGACATATACATCAGGCGCTGCCGACTTGCCGGTGATGCCGTCGACGCCGGCTTCGGCAGGTTCCGCACTGAAGACCTCGAGCTGCTGCTGAACATGGTCCAGGGCGCGCCGGCGTTGGTCGGACATCGCAAGGATACGCTGGGCGTGGCGCGCTTCTTCGGCGGCGAGATCGAACGCAACGAACAGACCGGTATCAGCTACATTGTTCCCAAGTTCTACTGGATGCGCCTGCACTCCGCCAGCGAAGATCTGAGAGTTAACATCGACGGCGGGATCTACAACGAAGCTTCGCTCGGATTCACGTTTCGCAAGCCGACCTGCGGGATATGCGGTGAAGACATCCGTCGTTGCGAACATGTTCCCGGACGGGAATATGACGGCAAACACTGCTTCTTCTACTACGACGAGCTGATCAAGGTAACTGAGGGATCGTTCGTCTACCGCGGCGCCCAGCGGGGGACCGGCTTCATGCTGGCATATCCTGCGGTCGACGGTTTGCAAGCCGACAATCTCCCGCGCTTCAAGTGGGGAGGAATCTGGTACCGCGGGGTACCTGAAAAACTGATCATCACGGAGGTTTAAATGTATCGCAATATATTGATATTCCTGTTAATAGGCGCTTTCACGGCAGTCGGATTATGTCAGACATCAGTCGAGCTGCCGAATCGAAGCGCCGGCGATTTCCTTGCCGGTGAGCATTATCCCGTAATCTACACCGGTCAGGGCGAGATCCGGGGAGCGGCACATCCCTGCACTACTGCCTGGCAACAGGTTGGATTCTCGAGCAGCGCCGACGCTGCCGCCAACCGCAATATCGGTCTGTTCAATCCGGAGGTCTTCACCGTCGGACTGAAACTGAACTGCTACGGTTCCGGCGATTCCGCTCAAGTCTCGACAGCACGCTTTGAATCGGCATACGATACGACCACCAAGGCATTCTGGAACGGTGACTCTTCAAACATATTCGTCGAAGACGGCTGCTACAACCACGCCGATTACGGCGTCTGGAAATTCGAGGCGTTTGACGATACCGCCCGGCAGTGGCTGTTCCCGGTACGAGCGATGATAGGCGGCTATCTACGGTTGATCCTCGAAAGTGACATCGTCGACACCTGCGAGGTTAACTGGAGCTTGATATGCGAACACTGAGGAAGCTGCTGCATCTCCCGCTCCTCTTCTCCACGTTGTTGCTGCTGTCAGCCAGCGAATTTGCATGGAGTCCGGGGAGCTCGAAGATGCCCTATGGCAGAGGTAGCCGGTCAGAGTGGGGTCGTGACGAAATATCCGCGGAGTTCAACCCGCTGAAGATCCCCGGCTGCGTGCTGTGGCTGAACGCCGGGTGGGGTGTATTCCAGGATGACGAGGGAACTACTCCCTCGCCTGCAGACAGCGTTGCAGCGCTTTGGAAGGACAGGTCCAGCAACGGTTACAACGCCGCCCAAACAACAAACGCTTCCCGTCCGCTTTACAAGACCGGCATTCAGAACGGTAGACCGGTCATCCGCTTCGACGGCGTCGATGACCACCTGATAACGCCCCGGATGGAAGGTGAATTCTCGGATGGCTTTACCTGGTTCATCGTCACTGCGGTTGATGACGGTCAACCCGCAAATTACCGGTCGTTCTTCGGCGCAATGAGTGCAGTTACTTCAAAAAACTGGTATTTCCTCGTTACCAATTACCCCGGAGGGTTATTGAGGCAAGTGGTGACCGAAAACGACATCCAGATTGTCCAGGTCGTTAAAACCCTGTCGGACGGTCAATCGGACTTCTTCGTTATGCACCTCTGCGCTGATCCTTCGGACAGCCTGAGAGGTTATTACAACAACATCGGCGTGACTCCAGCCGATCTGACCGGTCTGACTTGGGCAAACATCGCCGGTGCTTACACCGAGGAGATCGCCGTGAGTGGTCGTATGAAGGATGGCAGTTTCGAGTACCCTCTCGACGGCGACATCGCCGAACTCATCATATACGAACGACCGCTGACCGACATGGAACAGGATTGGATCGAGAATTACCTGTCGGTGAAATACGGTGTAGAATAGTCGGTAGTCGGTAGTCATTAGTCGGTAGTCCGACTAATAACTACTACTTACTTGCATAAATAATCGGCATATAAAAAGTCGCTGATTTGTCATTCCCGCGCAGGCGGGAATCCAGATAAGCATTTGATATTACGTAAGTTGCTTGGATTCCCGCCTGCGCGGGAATGACAACAACTTACTTACGTCCTTTTACTCAAGTAGGTACTACGTTCCATAAAAAGTATTCTTAATTCGTAATTCGAAAGGAGGTTTTTTCGTTGCAGAATAAGATAACACAGCTTGTTCTTACATCATTGATTATCCTGTCCGCTTTACTGGCAGCGAGTAACATGCAGACGTTATTTATCTACGAGGACTCGGGCAACCATCCGCTGCCGGCGGACAAGGCATGTGTGGAGCTGGTCGCGCTGGAGGGCGACAGCACTCAGGTGGTCGCCTATGCCGGTGCAATCTGGGGATCACATGACCTCTCAGGCAGGGATTACTGTATCGCTTGGGTGGTGAGACCTTCGGATGATTTCGATGACTGGCTGAACGAGCAGGGTTACCGGCGTAAACCCACGGAGCCGGAATAGTTGGTATGGCTGATTCCCATTGCGCTCGCGATTTCGCTCTCACTGCGATCCGCCAGCTTCGATGATGCACCGTTCGATTACCTGGCATGCTGTAAGGCTGTCTATGAATTCCACGCTTACAGTCTTGAATGGGAGCGAGAGGATGGCAGGTACTTCCTGAACTATGCCGCTTACGGCAAGCAGGGGCTGAATGATACCTATTACACATCGTACAGCACTGAGATCGTTGCGAGCAAAGGGATCAGCCGGCAACTTGTATCTATTGGAAGAGACATCCTGCTCTTCGGCGTCGGCGCTGCTGTGACCACTCATGAATACAGCCAGCCACGCGGCGCAATCATCTTCAGGGCACCGCTGCCGGGAGACGGATCGGTCCTATTCACCACCGATTTCAATAAGGTGCATGTATGGGATGCCAACACGAAGCATCGGTTTAACGAGAACGGTGGAGTCAGCCCGTTCGTGGAGGGTCATCTACTGCACGACCGACGGACGTACTGGCGTGCCGAGATCGGACTGGAGATACAGCTTTAAGGTAAGCAAGCAAGGAAGCAAGGTGGCAAGTCTTGGTTCGTTGATAACTTGATAACTGAAAAAAGTTCGCTCAGACAAGAGTGTCTAAGCTCCCCATTCCGGGGAGGACGGACACTCCTGTCTGTCTGGGGAAGGCGGATAATAACAAACTATAAGGAGATAAACATGGACTGGAACTCAATCCTAACCGGCGTCGTCGGTGCGGTCGCTGTACCGCTGGCGCTGTACCTGATCAGCCTGTTGCTGCCGCGCAAGTGCACCTTTGGCTGGGGATATAAAATGGGCAGAATGATGACCGCGCTCGGGCAACGCCGGATAGGACCCGGCTGGGAGCGGATCGAAGACCGGGTCAAGGGAACCGTGGCGGATTTCGTCGAAGGGATATACAAAGGCTTGGATTCAGATGACGTCGAAGCCGCGAAGGGTTAACCTGATCGTCGTCCATTGCAGCGACTCCCCGTTCGGTGACGCCGCGTTGATCGACCACTGGCACCACGCCCGCGGCTGGCGCGGCATCGGCTATCATTTCGTAATCCTGAACGGCTATCCGGACGAGGAGTCGTATATCCAGCGACGCCCGAAGTTCTATCTGGACGGCGTGGTCGAAAACGGCAGACCGCTGGACAGGATCGGCGCGCACGTCAGGGGACACAACCGCAACTCCGTCGGCGTATGTCTGATCGGCAAACGTCAGTTCACCCAGCAGCAGTTCAAGTCGCTGGTCAGGATAATCGAACAGTTGAAAGCAGATCATCCGGAGTTGAGCGTTGCCGGACATTACGAACTGCTGAAACCGGGCGATACACCCAAAACCTGCCCGAATATAGATATGGACTGGTTAAGGGGGTTGATGGTTTAAGTGCGGTAGTGCAAGGGAACTTGACAAATCCGTGAGGGTTGTGTATATTGTAGATATACTGCAGGGAATATGACAAGTTTTAATCCTGCCGTTTTACCGCACTTGAAGGAGTGGTGGTTTCATTTAAATATCATACAGACGAAATAAATAAATCCAAACAATATTTGCGGAAAGACATTGACATTCATTATTTCAAGTGATAACTTATAAGTTATATGGCTTGGTCAAGAGATCTCATTGATTCAGGAGCACGGTACAAGATCTACGCCCTTAAAAAAGGTGATAGGTGTGATGTAAATGATTTCTTAAAAAAATGCAAGAAAAGCAATCTTCAGAAATATACGACATTGATGGCATTAATCAGATATATAGCCAATAATGGTCCACCTAACAATAAAACACAGTTCAAAAAACTCCATTCTAAAGATCAGGACGTTTACGAAATAAAGATAAAACCCTTCAGAATTTTCTGTTGTTTTCATAACCATGAAATAATCCTAACACATGGCTGGAAAAAAGAGGGCAATCGAAAAGCTGAACAGAATGAACAGATTAAGATAGCATCAGATCGCTGTGCCAAATATCTTGATTCCCTAACACAAGAACTAATAAAAAGATATCCACAAAAAGTAAGAAAACGGAGATAACAATGAAGCAAGAAAAATGGATCAAGTCGGAATTCGAGCGCTTGGAAAAAGATCCGGAATTTGTTGCTGCAGAACTAATGATCAATATCAATAATCAGATATGTATACGCATGAAAGAGAAGGACATTTCGCAGTATGAGCTTGCTCACAGGCTTGGCAAGTCGCAACCTTTTATTTCTCGATTGCTTAATCATGGTACAAACATGACCCTTAAGACGCTTGCTAAGCTTAGTTTGGCACTTGATTTGAAGATTGTACCACCTCGCCTTTTGCCGAAAGAGAAATCATATAGTCATGATTTTCAAATTAAATACAATGAACCAATAGTAACCTGTAGCCAATCCCAGGCAGAGCTATTTGGTCATAAAGAGTCAAGGGGAAACAAGGAGCAGAAGGATGAGTCTTTCCCTTTTGCAGCTTAAATCCTGCAAATTTAATAAACTTGAGATTCACACACGAGTACATAAGGATTTCAACGGAAATAAGAAAAGAGAAGTTGAAGCCCAAGTACCAGAAAAAGAGGAAGTGAATGTCGGAATCAACTTTAATGTTCAGAAATATCCCGATGATTTAAGCTACCATGTGTCGATGATTTTACATTTCATTTGGACAGAGAAGGGAGAATCGGAATTCCAGGAAATCTCTGCCGGTCTGTCGGGGATATTCTGTCTTCCACCGGGAACACCAGATGAAGAGGTTGACAAGTATGTTCCAGAATTATGCTTGGCGAATTTATACAGTACTGCGAGAGGAGTAATTGCCCAATCAACCGGATTATTTCCAGGTGGACCTTTATTTCTACCGCTTATAAACATGTTTGATGTTGTGAAAAGAGGTAAGATAGTAGAAGAAGATGATGTTAAGCAAATTCAAAGCGAAAACAAGGGGAAAGTACTTGTAGATCAGTAGGAGTCTGGATTCCAGATTAAGTCCTGAATTACGAAATGGGGATTGATGGATTAAGTGCGTATTGCAGGTAATTGTCATGGCACCACATCTTGGCAATACATTTGTCTATTCATATATTACTACAGTGATATAAAAGGATTACCAAATGTACAACTGTCCCAACTGCAATCAGCCGACCATAAGCGCTTGGCAAAAATTCACTCTCGGTCCGTTATCTTACACGGAGTGTCGCAACTGTGGATTCAGAATCAGCGTTCCCATCCTGAAGTTCGCCGTTTCAATATTACCGTTGCTAATCGGCATAATTCTCGCAGGAGAAGTT